AAGTGCACCAGTAGAGATAGGTTCACCATAGTCATTATAGGTGTCAGACTTAGTGTAGAACTCAGCCTTCTTTGGGAATGTTAGCATACTACCACCCCCTAATAGATTGCATCAGTCTCATAGCTGTTAACTGTACCTTCTCCATCTTCTTATCTGTGGAGTTGTTGCGGTTCTCAAACAGTTCAGCAGCTACCAAAAGGACTGCGTGTTTGATCTTAGCTGGGACTGGTGTAAGGGCTGTGCTGTAAGTGATGTAGCCCTTGTTAGCAAACTTAGTGGACTGACCAGTAGGGTTAGCACTAAAGATGATAGTGGGGTAAACATCAGACGTGTCGATAACGTAGTTACTAGATGCCCAGACTTGTGCTGTGTTGTTTGTGTCCCAATAGGATACTACAACACTTGTAGGGTTCTTGTGGTCTAGCGTAGTGTCACCAAAAGCAAACAGGTTCATCCGTACTGTAGTGCTAATAAGGAAGTCATCTAAGAAGTCAGAGATAAAGCCTTCAGCAGTAAGGAGGATGTCTTGTAGCTCAGTGTCGTAGGAGTTGTCACCGAACAGCAGTAGGTGGGTCTTTAGATCAGCTACAGACACAAGTGATGTGGTAGCTGGGATAGTTACTTGATAGGTCATGCTTTCTCCTTACAGTTGAGGTGACCCCCAAGCGTAATGCTCAGGGGCCAACAAGGCTAAGGTTTAAGCAGCAGCCATCTTCAGTGTCTTCAGAGCTGAGTTGTCCCAGTTGGAGATGCCAGAACGCAATTCTGCATAGTAAGCGTACTTACCAGGAACTGTCTGGTCAAAGCGACCAACAGAAGCAGAAGCACGCTGTGCGATTACAAGGCCACGCTTCCAGTCACCAAAGGCACCTGTGATAGCGTTAGCAGCAGGAGCTGCCATGTAGCCGTTCTCGTACACTGGAGCGCCGAACAAACGGAAACCACCAAGCTGTGGGTCAAACAACAGCTCAGAGCCTGTGCCGCTGTTGGACAGTGTGCGCAACTGTGCCATGATCTCGCTGGAGAACATGAATGCACCACCAACACGAGCCGCTGGCTCAATGGAGTAGTAAAGATCAACGATCTCATCCCAAGTAACTACAGAAGCAGAAGCTGCAACCTTACCAGCAGTCATAGTAGCAAGCTCAGTAACGTGCTCAGCAGCTTCGATAGATGCTACTTCAGCAAGCATGTCTTGTGCCCAGAACTGGTCAAAGCCTGGGATGTCGTTAACAGCTTCAATGGTCACATCTGCACGTGCATTGTAAGTCTGAACGATCAGGGTTGTTACACCAACACTTGCGTTACCGTTGTCAGCAACATCCTTAGTTGCACCAGCGTTAGCAGCACCATGCGAACCAGCACGAACTGGCAGGTCAATGGCTTTGCTTGTAGTGTTCATAACGGAAGCTACTGAACGAATTGGGTTGCTGTTAAACATCGAGCCGATCAGACCGAATGTTTCAGTAGCACCACCAGTAACATCACGACCCTGCGTGATAGCTTTAAGCTCTACGTCAAAGTGGTTCTTGCCTGTTGCTTCAAATGACTTTGCGAAGCCTTCGGATACTGATTTCATGGATTTAACTTCCGCTTGTGTTGCTTTAAGGATAGATGGTGCTGGCATAGCATCAAATTTAGCTTCAAGAGCTTCAAGGTGGCCCTTGAGTGCTTCAACAGACGCTGTGTCTGCTTTGGTTGTGCCAAGAGCTTCAAGGTCTGCTTTAGCAGCCACTGTTTCGAACTTCTCAGTCACTTGTGCCTTGATAGCTTCAAGGGCTTCATTTACTTCAGTAGTCATGGTCATCCTTTCAGAGATGATAGAGACATAGGGACAGTATTCCACTGCACGTTAGTCTTATAGGTTTTGGGTTGGTAGGGTGATATTAAGGCATTCCGCCCCAAACTGTTTACAGCTTAAAGCTCTTGAGTGCTTCAGCTAGTGTTTCTGCCTTGATGTCCGTCTCACGGAGCATCTTTAGGCCTTTCCATCCGTTAAGGAATAGGGCTTCGCATTCTGCTTTAGTCAAGCCGCCTTCAATCAGGTGCTTCTTGAGTGCAGCAGTCTCGATAAAACCATCATCGGACTTAACGGACATGATCTGTGCTTGGTCGTTAGCAGGGTTAAGGACCACAGAAGTCTCTACAAGCTCAATCTCATTGAACGTGCGTCCACCTTCGTCGTTCTTCTCAAAGTCTGAACTACGAAAGCCAATGGATACTGAACTAACAGCATTACGCTTCATCAGCTTATAGACATCAGAGCCTTTTGTGGTCTCAGTGTACAAGACACCTTCACCAACTACACCATTTTCATCAGCTTTAAGCCCTACCCACTCACCAATGATAGATGTGTGGTCATGCTCGTAGAACATTGGCAGCTTCTTAGCCTGTGGGTTAAACTTAGCAATGAACTTGTCAAGCGACCCTTTAGCCATGATGTCATCAACAACATCTGAGTTACCAAATGTGGTCAAGTAGGCTGAGATTGTACCTGCTGGAGCGTCAGCCTTAGTCTCAATCTGTAGCGGGATGGATTTACTTATCATCTTCATTAGATGTGTCCTTCTTCTTAGGTGCCTCAAGGTCAACGAAAAGCCAACCTTGGGCCTCTAGTTCCTTCTTGTTACCACCATACGCTGCTTTTAAGCTAGCAAGGTTTTTACGAGAGTAGATTGTGCCATTAGGCCTGCGTATCATCCACATTGTCTATAGCCTCCTCTGGTGTTGGCATTGGTTGTGGCTTGGGTTTATCTTCTTCAGCCATAGGACTGTAACCCATAAGGGCACGGGCCTCATCAACACTGAGTAGCCCAGCGCCTACAGCATCAACAGCCACAGCAGTAGCTTGCTGAAGATCACCACGAAGCAAGTCAGAGCTATCAAAACGGATAGTTAAACCACTGTCACCAAGAAGACCAAAAGTTAGCTTTTGTTCAATCAGTGTGGTTAGTGGAGCAATACTATCACGATAGAAAGCTGTGTTACGAACCTGCACGTTACTATACTTAGCACCACTGAAGATTTCTAGCATGTGTGAAGGGATACGAAAGACAGCACCAATGCGGGCTGTAGTCTGTTCCTTCAGAGACTGGATGTCACCATCAGCAGGGCTTAGAGGTGTTAGTTGTTGGAAGGTTGCACCACCACCAATAACAGCTACAGAACCACGAGTAGTCCCACCTTTGCCGAACTTACGTGACCAAGCATCTGTGAACGCTTGAGCTGTAGCAGGTTCAACATCATCAGGGAAACTAACGATACCAGATGCACTAGTACCGTTGACGAATGTGTCAGCAATAAGAACGTCAATAGCATTGTCGATTGCCACCAGACGTGCACACTGCTTAACCCGTGACAGGCCTTGAGCCTCTTGGCCCACAAAGTCACGAAGGTGAATAACTTCCTTCTCACTATAGACCTTCTTGTTGAGAATGAATGTGCGCTTGCCTGAGATAGACAAAACAGTTTCAACCTCATTGGCTGGCAGTGGGATCAACTCAACGACCTTACCAGAGCTTGTAGTGATCTTCTGGATGTAGCAGTTACCGTAAAGCATAAGGTCAACCACGATGCCGTAGAGGAACTCATATTGGCTCTGGGAAGCGTTAGGCTTCTTGAGCAATTCGTTAACGTAGTGCTTCACTGGTGAAAAGGACTTATCGCCCTCTTTCATTACAGCCACTGGTAGTTGTGATACAGCAGTCCCAAGGACACTAAGACACGTAAACACCGTAGCGTTAGTCATAGCGCTCTCTGGGGTCACCTCAACTGCACTGTTAGGGTTAGCTGCAATAGCAAAGGTGAAGTTGCTGTTTGTTGTTGGGACGTCGTCTTTGACGGTTGAAGGCATAAGCCAGTCTAAGAGAGATGGCATGTTATGCCTCCTTTATGTTAATACAGTTGCTAGGTAGCCGCTGAAAGATGCTGTCACTGCCACATTAGTAGAGCTTGTGGCACAGTTGACACGAATATCAGAGTTCCTTGGAACTATCAGGTAGGGGGAAAGGACAATAGGCACAGAACCTTTTGCCGCTGAAAAAACTTTACGGTGCTTGAAAACAAGACCAGCCTCTTTTACTTCAAATTGCACATCAGCAGAAACATCAACCCCTGATCCTTTATCAAGCCCTGTTGAAACTGAAGTGACGATAAAAAAGTCTGTATCACTAAGAGTTGTTGAGCATTTTTGTGATTGGTCGATACCTTCAGTGCCTCGTATCTTACAATGTGCCTTTGTTAAATCTGTAGGTGCGCCATCTACAATAGCAGTGTCCTGATAGACAAACACATCTCCAGACAGTGGGAAACTATTAGCGTTTTCCATGTAAGAGACACGGGCAACTGGTATCGGTAACAACACCTTGTTTTGACCATTAAGCGTAACGGTTTGCACGATAAAAGTAAACTTAGCATCCACACCAGTCCCAACAACTGTGTGGCACTCAATTCTTACATTCTCAGTATCATTTACGTTTGTAGAGCTAATAGTGTCAATGGTGTTTCCTGTGGCGTAAGTCTCAACCCCACCAATGTCCCATACAGTTTCCTCTACACCATTAACATCAGGGTTAACACCGAACCGCATAAGGGTTTTAGCTTTGTCCCATATTGATACACGTTTGTTGTACAGCTCAAAGATTTCTTTTTCTGCTAGGGCTAAGTTAAAGTCTGAGTGAATAAGTCTGTGGTCTGGATCAAATGGTAAAACCATCACAAATCTCCTTTGGTTAATCCATGTAGAATGAAAACTTCTTGGTCTTCTCTTGTTGTAGTATTGCACGACCAATAGCCATAATCATTGCAACAACAGGGTCAATCTTTAGCGCATGGTCAGGGCCTTTTCTAACCTTAATGTTTTCATTAGCATCAGTGTAGACCTCTGCGTTATTGAAACACCAAGCAAAGAAAGGGTCTCCTAAGTGGCTTATGGCCCTGTTACGGATAACGATTTCAGCTTCCTTAGATGCTGGGGACATAGACTTCATAGACTGGTCATAGCGAACCATAGGTAAGCCAGCTTCAGTAAGCCTAGAGGTCAGGTGAACAGCAGACCAACTATCAAAAGCAATCTCTTTGACTTGCTCACGCTCTGCTAGTTTTAACAGATAGTCATAGACAGCATCATGGTCGGCTACGTTACCTTCAGTGACAATTAGTTTCCCACTTTCAGCAGCCATGTCATAAACAGACCTGACGTGCTTAGGGCAGGACTTGAATGCCTCCTCTGGAACCCAAGCTTGGTAGTCAACATAGTATTGCCCCTCAGAGGCCCAGAGAAGGGCAACAGAGGTTAAGTCTGATGTAGCACCTAAGTCCATGCCAATGTAGACAGGAAGGCCATCAGTGGGCAGCTTAGAGACTGTACAGGCGTTCCATAAGGATACGTCCATCCAAGCATCCGCTGTACTAAGGAACTGGTTGCAATATTTGACCTTGAAGTTGACAGCCTTACTAGGGATGTTTTCAGCTTCCTTCATTTCTTCCATGAGGAACTCAAGGGAAACACTTAGGCCAAGGTTAGGGTTTGACTTAATCCAAACTTCAGGGTCGTTCCATTCGTCCCCTTCTTCAATCTGATAAGCTAGTGTGAAAACACGTTGGTCATCAACTAAACCCTCAAGCACCTTCTTTCCGTAGTCCAAAGACTTCATAAATGGGTTGCTCTCAGCACCAGTTTGACCTGTGGTAATCATCCAAGTCTGTGGAGATAGCTGTGAACCCATAGAGGATGTAACAACATCAAACAGGTTCTCGTCACGGATAGCGGCAGCTTCATCAATGATAGCTAAACGAATGTTAAGGCCATCAAGACGCTTACTCTCTTTAGAAAGGGGCCAATAGCGTGTCCAGTTTTCCTTATTGGAGATAGTAGACACTGTGCGATTGTAGCTAGGGATCAAGCGTTGATCTGATGTCTCAGCCATACGACCACTCATGTTCCACACAAGCTTAGCCTGTTCCTTCTGTGTAGCCATAGTAACTAGCTGTGAGCCTTCAGGGCCAAAGCGTAGCTCATAAAGACCCACAAGGGCTAGGACTGTAGACTTAGCGTTCTTACGGCCAACCAGAGAGATTAGACGTGTGTAGCGCCTGATACCCTCATTGGCCTTATCGACCCACCCGTAGGCATTGATGATTAGGAATGCTTGCCAAGGTGATAGCACAACCTGCTGACCAGCTACAGTGCCCTCAACGTACTTAAAGAGTTGCATGTAGCCCAGCGCATGGTCTGCTAACTCATGTGAGAACTGCCAACGGAAGTCATCATCATGTTGGTTAGTGTTAAGGTCGTTAAGGAACGATTGGCACTGAAGCCTGATGTATTTGTTAGCTAAGATTGTGCCATCTGTGATGTCTCTAGCGTACGCAATAGCGTCTTTTGTCAGTGCCATGTTGTTTCCTTTATGTTTTGTATAGTGCCTCCAGTTGAGCCATAGAGACCATCTGTAGGTCATAGGTGCCGTCTTCTACCATTCGTTTGACACAAACACCTCGCCAGTAGTTACGTGCGCTAGTGCCAGCGTAAGCGTCATTCTTAGGGCCTTTGAAGCTACCAGCTACTAAGCCCATCATCCTACGACCTGAAGCATCAACATGTGTGCTGAAGTCAAAGAAGTGGCTGTGGCCCACTGTAGCGCTCATGTGGCCCTTTAGGAGCAATGAACGAGCATGGTTGTCACCACTGATAGGGCGACCCATAGCACCTGATGTCAGGTAGTGGGCGTAGATGATACCATCAATAACTATAGTACCTGCTGCTGCACCTTCATAGGGGACTACATCATCAAAGTACTTGTCTAGCTGTAGGTGGCCCATAGAGACACCATGTGTTTCACCAGCAAGCTCTGGGGACTGATCTAAGACCCTTGTAATCCTGTGTTCATGGTTGCCTGTACAGAATACCTTACGCATAGACTTTGTTGTCTTGTGGAACGTACGGTCAAAGCTCTCAACTGCACAACTGATGTCCTTCTCATAGGAGGCACCATGAAAGGAACCTTTGCCCTTATCGAAAGTGTTAAGGCTGTGCATGTCTGCTGCATCACCGATGTTAACTACAACATCAGGTTTGAGGTCTTTAATGAACTTATTTAAAAGGTCAAAGCGTCCTAAGTCTTCAGAGGGCTTAGAGTGCCCATCTGGAATTACTAAGTGTGTGGTTGTCATGTTGTAGCTTTCTGTTGTTGTAGGCCCCCCGTTAGGGAGACCCAAAGTCCTTAATTATATTAAACCGCCTTGGACTATAAAGCCCACAACAGCACTAGCAAAAAGGCCAACTACAACCTTCATAAACCACTTGAAGTAGTCTTTGATCTCATTAACATCACGCCTGTTTTCAACAACATCCTTGTGAAGCAAGCTGTGCCGTAAATCTAAGGCTGAGTGTGCACCCTCAAGTTCGTAGAGGCGGTTAATGTGAGTGTCTAGGTCATCTGAGACCTCTTTGACCGTACGCCTAGCCATTAGAGGCCTCCTTAAAGTTAGTTATTTTTTAGCGAGACCACGAGTGATAAAGTAGGCCCCAAAGACAATCATTTGTAGTTGCCAATATTGATCTGATAGCACATCTGTAGTGCCAAAGCCGAACACCTTGTCCCAAACGATAACCTTGAAGTTATAGATCACGAAAGGGAGGGCAAACAGTGGTCTGATCCAACGAGTAGCCCGTGTAGCCTGTTCAGCGACCAAGAGCTTCTGTTGAGCCTCTAGTTGGCTGATGGTTACTTCAGCCTCAATACGTTGTTGCTCAGTCGTAGCATTAGCTTGGTTGGTTTTAGCAAAGATTAAATCAGCAGTAACCTTAGCGAGTGGGTTAATGAGTGATAAGATTAGCTTTAGCATATCATGCCCCTCTGTTGGTGAAGATAGCCACTAGAGCCGCTAGGAGGGCTGCTAGAGGGCCTTTAGTGTGCGCTGGGGTAGTGGCAACAGGCTCTGACAGGAACAGTGCTTTCTCGGCCTCCCTACGGCGTGTAAGGCCACGAAGAACTTCAGAACCTTGTTTGTCCCAACGAAGAAGCTCATCAGCAGCACCTTTGTAATCCTTGTTGTTTAGCTTCTTGAGTAGTGTAGACCGCTTGAAGTTAGTACCACCAAGGTTATAGACGAATGAGCATAAAGCGTCATATTGGGGTTGTGTTAGAGGGACTGTCACACTTTTGTTAACTACAGCTTCTACCCACCCCAAGTCTTGCTTGAGTAGGGCCTCAGCCCCTGCCCCAGTGATCTTCATACCCATCTTAGCTGTCTTAGTGTGACCATAGCCGATAGTAGGCACATCAATAGGTGTAGGCATGTAAGCTTGTAGCCGTAGACCCTCAAACATCTTGATCAGCTCAAGCCCTTGTTTTCCGATTTTCATTAGATTAATCCTAGTTCTGCTTTGATGCGGGCTGCCACAGCTTCACCAAAGGTCTCGAATGAGCCAAGGTTGTACTGCACACCATCCTCAGAGATGTCTGCACGATACTTGTTTCCACGAATGGAGACACCACGGAAGCCTGTCTTGTTAGCCTTATGCAGACCCTCATCCTTACGAATGACCTCACTAAGACCAGTTACCACCTCATCCTTAAGGTCAATAGCCATAGAGCCATCAGTATTCACTGTAATCTTAGACACTCGTGGGTGCTTCAGGCACAGGGCAAGATCAGGTAGGATGTGGTCAATAGGGTCTTGCTTAGGTTTGTCTGTAACGAATAGGTTTGCCATGTTGTGTGGTCCTTTGTTGTGTTGTGGTTACTTAACCAAGCGTGGCTTAGTGTTGAGGAAGTCGGCTACAGGGTCATCAACTACCTCAGCAGCAGTAGTGTCCTTAGTGCGAGCCTTAGCTGCCCGCGTGGATGGTGTCAGTGCGTACTCGCCTAGTTGGATGCGCAGTTCCTTCTGTAGTTCAATCATCAGTGTGATAGCTAACTTAGGTCCAACCCTAGCGGCTACACCCTCAGTGTTGTAGACCTCAGCAGCCTGTGTGTAAGCGTCATAGAGGTCCACTATCTGACTGATGTAGAGACTATCGACCTCACCTGATGTGAGACCCTCGCTGTACAGCAGCTCACTGAAGCGCTTGAATAGCTCGGTCTTAGTGCTGCTGTTGTTGATGTAGCTCTCAGGCCCCACTTGTTTAGCGTTATCTTGGATGATGCCGGCATGTCTGTTGTTGCGGTAGGTGCCATCGAGCTTGTGTTGAGCTATGGACTTCTCTGTTGGTCGACCTGAGCGGCCTTTGGCACCTGCCATTTTAGTTCCTTCCGGTGTTTTTAATAAATTTGGGGTTTTATGGACAG